ACGTGTTTTCATAACTTTACAGCCTGCACGAATACCTCGCACTTCGCTGATCTTGTTGCCATCTTCATCTTCTTTTAGTTTTAGTTTTTTCATTGCTACAACAATTGAAGATGCATAGATAAATCCTTGACCACCTGATATTTTATCATCTGGATCAAACATATCTTGCGATGCATATGTGTGGTTAGTACATACAAGTCCTACATTGTGAGAACCAATCATATTAACTGTATTACGAACAAGTGAAGTTAATGCCTTAGGCTTACGACCCATATCACCTTTCATATCACCCTTGTTAAACTGATCAACATCTGTAGGTGTTAGCAACATACCCAAACTATCAATAACAAACAGTACCTTAGGACGGTCTTCTTCTGGCATTGCTTTATAGTCTGCCATAAACACACTAATAGTTTTAGCAACGTCATCAATCATTGACATATTAAGTTTAAGTAGTTTTTCTTCTGAAGTGTCTACATCAAGTGCGTGTAACCAGCTCTCATCAAGTGCATTCTCTGAGTCAATAAGAACTACAAAGATACCTTGTTCTTGTGCATACTTAACAATATTACCTGCACAAATATAAGATTTGCCTGCGCCACTTTCGCCTGCAAATACTGTTACCTTACCCATAGGAACACCTTTGTTCCAGTCACCTGAAATAAGATAATTGAGTGCATAGTTACCTGTACTAATCCAATCAGTTGGATCGTTAAATCCCGCACTCATACCTGAAATAGATTTAGTTAATGATGTTCGAAACTTTGTAGGATCGAATGCCTTATTAGCCATAAATAAACTCCTAATATAAAAAGTGTACGGGGTTTTACCCCCGTACTATACTATTATTGTTGTTGACGTGATCTAATCATTGCAAGGATATCTTGCGCATCACCTGCTGGCGCTGCTTCAGCAGCTGGTGCTGTAGTAGGCTCTGGTGCCGCTTCTGCTACCGGAGCAGGTGCTGCTTCAGGTGCTGGTGTTGGTGCAGTTTGACTTGTTGCTGTTCCATTCGATGACGGAACATTTGGATCACCAGTACGTGCAGCCATTCCGCTTGGACGGAAATAGTTGCTCCAGCGATCTGCGTCATATGCTTCACCATCAACAGATGCTTCGAACATTTCTTGCATAACTTTTACAGCAGTTTCATCTGGCTTTTTAGGCAGGAAGTCATTAAGATCAAACAATCCATAAGTATCAATTGCAGCCATTTCTGCATCACTTAATGGACGTTCTCTACGTGCCCAGTTTGATGTGCCATAGTCTGCATAACCGCCTTTTGAAGTTTTATTAAGACGGAAGTCTACACCAGCAGTATAATCTGTTGGCAATTCTTCCATATCAGGATCCATAAGAGCCTGCTTAATAATTTGGAAAATTTGTGGACCAATAATAAAGCGTCTGATCGGATTATCAGGTGCTTCGTCATCCGCTAGTGGATTATCCGTTACAAAACCTTGGAAGATATATGAACGCTTCTTCCAATACTTACGACCCATATCTTCTAGACTTGGATCTTTAAACCAACCACGTACTTCATTAAGAATATTACAAGTTTCTCCGTACATTTCCATACAAGGAACTTGGACTTGTACTGGACGGCTAGAAGTATCGCCTTTTACTCCACTAAATGGAAGTTTGATCATCAAACGTTCTTTCCAAAAGAAAGTATTGTTTTGATCGCCATCAGGTAAGAAACGCATAGTTGCGCTTTCGCCTTCTTTAATATTCCAAAATGGGTAAATTGGGTTTGGACCGCTTGGTCCTGAATTGCCACTTGTGCGTGATTCTTGTTCTTTGAGCTTTGCTCGGATTTCTGCTAATGATGCCATAGTTTGTGCCTCCTATAATGTTATGCCTATGTGCTTGTGCCTATTTCGTATAGCACATAATATACTATACGCTAGTATTTATAAAAAGTCAAGTACTTTTTACAAATTTTTTAAAAAAACTAGCGGATTATCTTAAACCCGCTAATTCTTTCATTCTATCAAACCCTTCTGTATCCAACTGCTGTGGTTGTGTTTGCATCTGATACTCATCGAAGAGTGCTTGTACCTGTTCAATGAAAGCCTTTGCGGGTTCTATGAACTCTTCGCCGTAGTCTTTCTCGACCATAGTTAATACTGCGGTCTCGCCTTTTGGAAACAGGCCTGTTTCTCTATCATAGTATGATAGTATAAATTCGCCTAATGGTGTCTTTTGGTCCTTTTCAAGTGTAATCTCATCACCGTCTGGGCCTTGGATCTTATCACCTTTTTTCTTGCCGTCTTTTTTAGCTTGTGCTACAGCACCTGAGTATGCATTGCCTTCTCCCATTTGCTTTACTTGAGCATATGCTGGTTGAATCATTGTTACATCTGCTTTTTTATCAGTTGACATTGCTTTAAATAATTCATTTACTGCACTATATTTTTCTGGTTCAATGCCTGCATTATCCATATCTTGTATTAAACCGCCTAATATTTCTATTTGCTCGTCTTTAACTTCGCCTTTATATTTTTTAGAAGTTTTTGCTATATCCACAAGTGCCTCTAATGCATTTTTCTTAACTGTGTCTTGATCAATACCTTCCATCTCAATATCATCTTTGATCTTAACGCAATTATCTACACGCTTGCCACCTTTCATTTTGGTGCCCATACGCTTGTAGCCTTTCCAGCATACTTTGCCGTCTACGCCCTTTTGTTTTTCTTCATCAAGTGTGCGCCAGCTTGGGTTGCCACATTCTTCACATACACTGTCAGCAAATTGACCCATAGTGTCTTCAAAAGCCTGTTCTAGTTCAAACTCTTCTTTTGTTTTAGGTTCGTCGCCTTTGCCCATTAACCAATTTATTACTTTCTTGCCACCGTAAAGAAGAGCAACAACTGCTAGTGCAGGTAGTGCGTATTTAGATGCAAAATTAGCAACTTTTAGGAAACCGCTGCTGCCTATCGCTGCTGTAACCTGATCCTGTATAGCTTCTATTCCTGCACCTGCTTGTGCTATTAATGCGTCAGCATCGCCTTTGAGATCAGCAGCCATATCACCAACAGCGTCAATTGCATCGCCTGCTTTTTTACCAGCGTATGCTGCGCCGCCTGCTACTGACGTTGCAATAGGATGTTTTACAGCCATTGTGCCTACACCTTTTGCTGCTGCACCTGCGCCTTTTGCTGCTGCACTGCCTCCTCTTGCAATAATGTTTGCACCTATACGTGTAAGTTGAGGGACCGCTGCTCTAGCCGCTGTCATTATACCTGCTGCTATAAGCGGGGCTATTTCGTCTAACTGCTCATCTGATTCACCTAGTAAATCGTCTGGGCCTAATTCTTTAGCCTTCGTGCCTTCTTTTACTAGATTGTAAATGTATGGGAAAACATCTGCTAGTTCTTCATTAAACTGTTTGATAGTTAGTTCGTCAATCCAATTTTCAGCAACGTCACTTGGTACATCTTCTAGAACTGGGGATTCAAAAGATTCAAATGCTTCTTTGTATGCTGCTGGTTTTTGTAAACTCTCAATTGTTTTCTTGACTGTAGAGATACGCTCTTTGACAACATCCATATATCCTGCTAGGCTTTCTGCCATTACAGCACTACGACCCATATATGTTTTAAACTTACGTAATTTTGCTAGTTCTTCTGAAAGTCCAACAATATGCTTGCCAAAGTCATCATAAGCATTTCCACCTTCAGCAACGTGACGAGCCATTGCTCTTGCACCGCTTAGGTGTTTGTATGGATATTTAAATCTTTCGCCTTCAGGTGATTCGATGTAGATTTTACCAATCTTTTGTATCCTTCCTGTTGCACTTTCTTGATTAATATTTTCTGTATGCTTAATCATTATACGTGCTTCGCCTACCTTTTGGTAGCTAACACGACTTGTACCATAAAGTTTTGATTCTGTCATTGTATCGTCCCCAGATCGATTTGCTAAAAATTTGTAGTCTCTTTTTGTTAGGTTTGTTTTATTAATATCTCTTACACTAAAATCTAACATACGTTTTTTACTGAACACTCTAAGTTCTTTTAAAAAGTCGTACCAATCCTTTTTTGTTAGTTCGTCTTCGTTACTAATAAAATCTTTGGAATATATTACAGAGAATCCATCTTCATCTAAACTAATACTTACTTTGCCTAAACCTTTGTAATCAAAATCAAAAAACTTTGCTGCTTTTGGCATATTAGTCACATTACCGTCAGCATCTCCGATTACTACATCAGGAAATCTGCTGCGTATTTTTTTGAATAGATCTTCGCTTATTTTCTCTTGTTCCATCATACTGTATTTATCTAATAGTTGCTACTTACGAAGATTGGCATAGGTGGATCGTAATCATCAATATCTTCTGCTTGACTGAAAGTATTGTACACTCTTGGATCCCAATCTTTTAAAACACCCATCATCCTTATTGCAAGTAATGCCGAACTAATCAAATCATCAGTCATTCCTGATTTTGCTTGGTAACTAGAACCTGTTGCAACATAACCTTTTAATTCAGATATAAACGGTTTTGAATGTATAATCATTTTATCATTTTCTATCATTGTTTTGAGTCTGGAACAAGCTGTAACTTTGGTGCTGTGTGTTGTGTTGAATCCTTTGCGGAACTTTCTAACGTGTCCTTTTCTAATGGGTTCACTAACAAACAAACCAGGGATGTTTTCCTCCCCAAAGTCATTGATAACGATAAGTGCGGCTTCTCCCAACCCATTGTTTTCTACGCTCCAATATATTCCTTGTGGATTCTGTGTTTCTTGTTCTATGTATTTACATACATCAGCAAGCACTCTGATTTGTCCGGGTATAGCAGTTTGGTTATGTTGCCATTCTGCTACTTGTTCGTATGTAGGCAATTCGAATACCTGTATTGCCGCATAATCTCCTCCTGTGCCCATCGACGGATCTAATGCAATACAGTATGTATATTGGCTAGTTGGTTTTTTGTACCAACGTGTCTGCCCCATATTAAGTACAGGACTACCGCCTTCCATCGCGGCTAGTTTTATACTGTTGATAAGTGTTTCATCAAATACTAAAAACTCGCAACCATACTCACGTCGAAATTTTTCTTCTCCTATGCGCCCAATTTCAGCAGATTTCCATTCCTCGTCACGGTCAGGATGTTCGTACCAAAATGATCTAAATGCGTGAAACCCATTTATTCCTACTTCTGCTTCGTTACCGTGGTCATCAAATTTTTGCTCTGCCTGTTTCCAAATAGTAGCAAATGTATCTTCATCACTATTAGGTGTGCTTGTAATAATAGCACGACCACCGGTTGCTAGTGTAGGTGATATTGAAGTCCAAAACTCTTCCGCAATGTTAGGTTGCACAAACGCAAACTCGTCACAATATAGTAGTGAGATAGACAAACCACGTCCTGTGTTGCCTGTTGTTGTTTGTGAAATAATTCTTGAACCATTTTCAAATTCAATTGAACCTTTGTTATAACTTGTAACACCTGCTCTAATATGATCTGGACAAGTTTCGTATACATAACGAATACGTGCCATAATTTCTTGCGCACCTGTGTATTTGTGTGCAGCAATTAGAATAGTTTGGTCAGGATGGAACATTGCATACCAACACAAATATATACTAGCACAGGTAGTTTTACCTGTTTGTCTAGGCATCATATTAATATTAAATCTATAACTATGATAACTGTGCAACAAACGAAGTTGATATTCATAAGGATCAAACATAAGTTTGCCTTGCACAGG